TCACCTCATTCAAACCAGACTTTGTAGATGTAAAGTGAGAACGTTTTATAATCCTGCCCCAGGTGCCGGGCGTTGACCACGGGCACCCAGTTTTGGCTCTTGTCTATGCCGGAGATGTCCACCGACAGGATGTGCGTGTCCTCGCCGCTGGTGGGCGGGTTTACGCGCAGCCAGTCGCTGAGAACGCCGCCCGCGCTGGTGTCCGTGGCGTTGACGCAGTCGCGGGTCACAAGGCCGAATTTGACGGTGGTGGCGTTTTGCGCGTTCGCCTGCGACACGGCCTCGATCTTCATAACCGTGGCCGTCGAGGGAACGCGCACATCCACATCGGTGCAGACGTGGGCGTTGTAGTAGACCGCGGAGTAGTTCGGGTCGCACTGGAAGTATATACGCATGTAGCCCAGCGATTCGACGTCCGAAAAATCGTACTTGGCGATCAGCGTATATCCCCCGCGCGGCAGCGAGTTGCCCGCCCAGGGGATATCCTGTATCCAGCCGTGGTCAAAGACGACGTCCGCGCCCGGCGCGGGCGGCGCGCCTTTTCGGTAGATGAGCTTTGTGCCCAGATAAACGCGCGCGATCTCCGTCTGACCGACGTGCAGCCCTTCGAGGGCTTTTGTCCCAAGATAGATCGGCATTATGTGCTCTCCTCCACCAGCGTGATATAGCCCTCCGCGCCCTCGGTGCCCGTGCGCAGCGAGTAGGTCTGGCCGTCCACGATCAGCGAGCCGGTGGCTCCGCTGGAGGCCGCGCTGCCCCAGTAGCGGTTGCCGTTGCCGTCGGTAAGCAGCGCCTGTCCGCTGGTGCCCTCCTGCGAGGGCTCATTCACCTTGGCGCGGATCGCCGCCTCGATGGCGGCCAGGCTCCACACGTCGTCCGGATCAGCGACGGTGTCGGTGGTGGTGGAGATTACCCGCCCGTCGATGATGACGGCGGTGACGTCCGTGTCGGCGTCGCTCAGCTTGATCGCCAGCGAAAAAGTGCCCGCGAAAGCGTAGCACGCCGCGGGAAGCGTGACCTCTGCGATGTTATCCTGCACCGAGCCCGCGATGATCACCGTCTCGCCGTCCGGGCGGATGAAATAGCCCGTGCAGGCGGTCGCGTCAAAGCCCGCGCCCTCGCTGGCCTTGTACAGGTACAGCTCATAGGTATCGGCGTTTTTGTCGCCGCTGCCCAGCAGCGCCCCGCCCACGCGGCGCGTGACGCCCGCGTTGAGCTCTACGCGAAGCGTATGGGTATGATTAAAATCAGGCATCAGCTGACCGCCTCCTTGATGGCCGTGATCGTGTCGGGGCTGAGCTTGTGATAGCGTATCGAGCCGTCGACCAGATTATAAGAGTTGACGTAGCGCGCCCGCTTTTCAAAGACGTTTCCGAGCTTGATGCTCTCGAAGCGCTCAAGGATGGGATCCCATTCGTAGGCGCTGACCTGGAGCTTCATGTCGAGGCCGATAGACGGGTCGCAGACGCGCACGGTATCATACAGGCACACGCGCTCAAGCGCGCGATACTGCCGGTATTCCTCCGTGGTGCCCAGCATGAGAAAATTGACGTCCACCTCCACGATGGGCTTGTCCACGTTGTCCACGGAAAAGCGCTGCTCTGCCTTGGCGCGCATATGCGCAAGCAGGGTTTCCTCCGTCCAGGTGCCGCCGTCCTCGTCCGTGCCGCCGACCTTGCCGTTGACCTTCAAATACTCCGTGACCGGTATCGGGTAGGTGTCCGCGACGGGGCTCTCCACCCAGAGATCCGGCAGGAGCAGGTCGTCGCCGTTTCTCTTCTGGGCGACCGGCACCACGCGGTTGATAAGCTTTGCGCTGTCCCGCTTCCACTTCGCGCCGAGCAGGTTTCTGCCGTAGGAGATGCAAAAGCCCCGGTCAGTGGAAGCGTTTTGATTTAAAAAAAGATCCCAGTTGTCCCTGATGAGCTTTGCGCGGAAGTGGCTCACCAGACCCACATCCGGGTCGAGCAGGGCGTTGATCGGGTTTTTCCAGCTGAAATCGCCGGTGTACGTGCCCGCCGTCTCGTCCAGGTTGGTGGCCAGCGTGCACTCCTCCTCGAAAAGCAGCGAGGAGCGGATGCGGCTGAGCGCCGAAGCGGCCTCCGCGCCGCTGACCGCGCAGTTTTTGATGAGGTTGCCCGCCAGATCGTAGGAGACATGGCGCGCCTTGACCTCGATCTCTTTCTTCGCGCTGTCCGCCGTGGCTTCGTAAATCCGGAAAAGCTGCGTGCGCACGCTGCGCGCCTCGGTTGGCTCTACCTGCTCCGTGCGCACATACTCGACCTGGCTGATCTGTATATAGCCGACGATGCCTTTGGCCGTCTGGATATACAGCCAGCTGCTGGAGTAGGCGCTGACGAGATAGATCTCATCGCCCTGCTGGAGCTTGGTAAGCTCCGCCGCGCCCTGTGTGTAGTTGGCGATCTTCGTCCATGCCGCGGACGATCCCGGCGGGACGCGCGCGGCCGCTTCGTTCATAATGTTGGTGTTGCACTCATAGTTTTGGCCGCTGTAAGTAACTTTTACGCCCTCGGTCACATAAGGCCAATCGGGATAATACGTGTCGTGGGTGCTGACGATGCTCTCGGCGTTCCACGTGGTATATGTGATGCGCTGCGGCGCGCTGGGCTTGGCGTAGACCGTGGCCTGCGATGCTTTTACGCGCCAGATGTCCACGTTTTCACCGCTGATGGCGCTTTCGACGTCCGTGGCCGGGACCGTGACCTTGATGATGTTGCCGGGAAGCAGGAGCGACCAGACGCCGCGCGGATCCACGGGATGCGTGAGCGTCAGCTCATACCCCGCGCCCGCCTCCTCGCTGACCAGCGCCTTGATGGGCGACAGGATCGCCGCGCCGTTGCCCTCGTAGTTGAAATCATCCTGGCCGTAAACGCAGGCTATACCCATCTCTGCCGCCTCCCTATGCTGACCGCGCCCAGGTGGTCGCCGCTGAAGGTGATGGCCGAGCGCCCGACGGGCAGGGCGGGAAAATCCCCCGTGGTGAGCCTGGTCAAAAGCTCGGACTTGTCGAGCGACAAAAGCTCCCGCGCGCCGCAGTCCACGATGCAGCCGCCGTATGCGCTGTCAAGGCCTTCGATGCGCAGGCCCTGCTCCTCGCCCACCGCGATCTCGATATTGCCGTATGCGCCCGTGAGCGTGATCACCGGGCGCTCGATCACGTCGCCCAGGTTGACCAGCGGCGCGCCGCTGGTGTAAGCGTACTCGCTTTCGTGGATCAGCTCCTTTAAGGGCTGGCAGTAAAACTGCACGGTCGCCTCCCAGTAGGCGAGGTTGTGGGAAATCTTTTTAAACTGCGCCTGCTGCACCACGCGGGCAAGCTGCCGCAGTTCCGGCTCTCCGGAAAAGGTGACATAGCCGCTGCCGCGAAGCCATTTGGTGATTTCGTGGATGGGCTCGCGGGCGCGCACGATCAGCTGCTGGGTATAGGGCTCGTAGATGTCGTCGCCCTGGGCCAGCGTGAGCGTGCCGGCGCGGCCCAGGACCGTGGCGTCCGTCAGCCGCTCCTTGCCGCGCATGATCGGCGCGGGGGCGGCGAGATAGATGCCCATGTCGCGGCTGTCAACGCCGTTGAAAATAAAGTAAGAGTACATTTACCCTCCGTAGCCCGCCTGCTGGGCCTGCGTAAAGGTGCGGTAGGCGTTCGCGATGTCCGCAGCGCTCATCGCGCCGTAAAAATTGACCGCGTTGACGTAGCTGCTGTTATAGGTGGAGCTGCCCCCGCCGCCCGGCGCGCCTACGCTGGACGCGCCCTGCACGAAGGCCGAAGCCAGGGCGACGCCCGCGGAGAAGGCTGCGTTCGCCTGCTCCAGCGCGCCGTCGGTCAGCTGCTGGCCGATCTCCGCGCCCGCCTGCGCGGCGGCGTCGGTGGTTTCCTCGGCGCTTTGCTGCATGGCGTCGGCGGGCGTGTCGGCCTGGGTGAGGTTTTGATCGTACTCGTCCATGGCCGCGCTGGTTTCGTCCAGCCACTTGCCGACATCCTCGATGTACTGCGTATAAAACTGCCCGCTCTCGTCGATCCAGGCAAGCACCGCGTCGCGGTCGCTTTTTTGGTTGCGGTAGAGGCCATAGGTCGGGGACATCTGGTCGATCATGCCCTCCTCGTACTCATTGAGCATCGTAAGCGGGTCTTTCCAGTCGTAGAAGCCATACTGGTCATATCCGCCCCGCTCGCCCATGATCTTTTCCATGCGCGCGGCCTCTTCGGCACTTTCGTCAAGCCAGAAATCATTACTGCCGTTAAGCCCTTCCTTTTCAGGGTTGGCCGACATCAGCTGCCAGCCCTGGAAATTGTGTACCGCGTAAAGGTCTTCCCCGCGGTATTTGCCGCCTTTTCTGTACTTGTCGATTGCCTCGTCGTTTGCCGTATGTCCGCCGACCGCGATCTCCGTCGCCAGTATCGTCGCGCCCAGCCACGGATTGATAAGGCTGCCTATGCCCGTCGCAAGTCCCCAGTTGCCCGCCTCTTCCTGAGACATGCCCATGTCCTGGCCGAGGCTGTAGCTAAGATACCCGTTGCCCGCTCCGCGCGCACTGCGCAGCCAAAACGGAGTAGTGTAATTTGACCCCGCGTTGACCGCGCCGTTGACCACTGTCCCGCTGCTGCCAAACTTGCCCATCGAATGCAGCAGATTGAGGCCGTTGATCGTCATGCTTGAAAATTTGATCGCGGCGATGATGCCCGCGATGGTTTGAAGCCCGGTGATGATGTCGCCCGAGGTGATGGACTGCAAAAAGTCCGCGATCTTTTCGATGGCTTTCGTCGCGCCGTCAAACATGTTTTGAAAGAGGTCGCCCGTGGCGAGGTTGTGGATGAGGGTGGCGATGGAGTCTCCGATAGAGGAGATCGCCTGCTGGCCCTCTTCGCTCTCCGCCCACTCGCGCAGCAGATCCATGACGTACTCGAGCGCGTCCGCGACCTTTTCAAAGGCCGGGGCGAGCTGCGCCAAAAGCGTCATCTTCGTGGTCTGCCACTTCTGGTCCATCTCCTGCAGCTTGTCGTTTAATTCCGTGAGATTGCTGACATTGCCCTCGGTCACGACGTCGGCGGCCGCGGCGGCCTCCTCCCAGCCTTCGCGCCCGGCGCGGATCAGCGGGATGAGCTCGCGGTAGGATTTGCCGAAGTATTCCTGCGCGAGGGCGTTGCGCTCGGTTTCATTGTCCACCTGCTCGAGGACGTCCAGGAAATCCCAGAAAATATCCGTCTGGTCGCGGAGCTGGCCGTTGGCGTCCTTGATGCGGACGCCCCACTGGCCGGTGCTGCTTTCGATCAGGGCTACGCCTTCGTCCGCGTCTTTGGTCTTTTGCATCAGCTTGTCGGTGGCCTTGACGATGTCGTCCACGCTGGTGTCGACAAGCTGCGCGGCGTACTGCCACCTTTGGTAGGTCTCCACGTCCATGCCGGCCATGGAGGCGTTGGTGGCGAGATCGTCCGCCCAGTCAGAGGCGTCCCTGCCCCAGTCCCAAATGGTTTTGCCGATGGAAAGCGCCTTTTCGAGGATGCCCGTCAGAAAACCGTCCACCTTGCTGAGGGAGTCCGAAAGGTTTTTGAGCCGCGTGCTCTTGTCGATGGACTGCAGGCTCGAGGCCATCTGCTGGCCGCTGTCGGCTGCGCGCTCCATCTCGGTGCCGGTCTTGCCCGTTTCGGTCTGCATGGTCACGAGGTCGGTTTTTGCTTTGGCCAGCGCCGCCTGCATCTGGGTGTAGGCGGTGGAGGCCTTGTCCACGCCCTGGCTGGCCATGGTTTCGAGCGCCTTCTGGGCGTTAGAAACCACGTCCTCCTGCGCGCGGATCTGCTGGGCGAGGATGCGGGAGCGGTCTGCCATGTATTCCTCGGCGTCGCCGCTGGCCTTGTACTGGGCGGCGCTGAGTTTAAGCTCGGCGTCGAGCACCTTGACGGAGCTCTTCGCCTGGCTCATCGCGCTTTTAAAGGACGCGATGCCGCTGACGCTCATGCGCGCGCCGATGTCGCTTGGCATATCCTCACCACCTTATGCCACGCATGGCGCAGTCGTACTTGCGCCGCGTGAGAAATAAATCAAGTATAAAGCCGGGAAGCAGCTTAAGGCTTTCCGTGTAGCCGATCCCGGCGATCCCCGCGTAAACGAAGAACATGCGCGGGGTCACGTACTTTCTGTTTTTTTTTCGTTGATTTCCTCGAGGACGAGGTCGCGCTCCTCGTTGGGGTCGGGCTTGTTGACCTTGATGTCCATACCCTCGGTGAAGGCGTCGATCACCTTCATCGTGAGGGCGTGGAAGCGGCCCGGGCGGATGTTTTTCAGCAGCCACTCGGTCGTAAGGTCACTTTCCTCCCCTGCAAGGCTCAGGCCTTCGTTGCCAAGGATCCGGATCAGCTCCACCGTGATCTTGGTCACGCCCCGGTTTTTGATATTCTTGCCAAAGAGCATGTCCCTGAGCTCCGTAAACGCGCAAAGCTCCTCCTCGGTCTTGATCCAGGAGGACATATTCCACACGAGCGGGATGATCCGCCCGGCAATTTCAATTTTTACCATTTTCTGCTCCTTTAAAGAAACCCCCGGTGGTGTACCGGGGGTTCTGATTGGGTTGCGTATGCGGTTAATTGCCGCCGGTGGTATTGCCGCCGGTGGTATTGCCGCCGGTAGTCGCGGCGGTGATGTTGGCCAGCGCGTCCAGCCACGCGATGCCGGTCGCCTCAGTCTCAAAGACCTTGCGCTTGCGCACCGCGGGTTCGCCGCTGCCGTCCACGTCGATGGCGAAGCCCTTGCCGTTGAGGGTGGGCGTGCCCCACTCGATATTCTGGCGCTTCGTGGTCGCGGAGTCGCTCGCGATGGAGAACTGGGTCTTGTACAGCCAGAAGGCCTCGTACTTTTTCACGTTGTTCTTCATCTTCACGCGCAGGTACCCAAAGCCCACATAGGGCGGGTTTTTGTCCTTGAGCATGTACTCCTGGGAGGTGTTGCCCTCCTCGCCCAGCAGCCCCTGACGCACCGCGTCCTCGAGGTCGTCTACTTCGAGGTTCACGTCCGCGTCGGTGATGCCCTTGTCGTTTTCGATGGTAACATCGTCGCCGTAGAGGGGATTGTCGCGTGTGTTGTAGGTGACATCCGCCTGGATGCCGTGCCCGATTACGAAGCCGGTGCCGTAGGTCGGCTCCGCGCCGGTGTTCTCGGCGGTGATCGGCGCGGCGACGGGATGCCTAAGTCCGATTATAGCCATGGTTATTACCTCACT